TCAGGAGTGATGGACGCTTCAATAGCGCCGGCGAGCAGCTGAAGATCGCCATAGGTATGCTCCGCATCGGTATCGGTGACCAGCGGAGCAATGACCACGTTTTTGAGACCCACAGTCGAAGCGACCTGCGGGGAAGCAACAGGAGTACCTGCCATAGTGTGTTACCTCCAATTCTTAAAGGTTGTCGATAGCGTCCTGCAAGCCTTCCCGGATGATGGCATACGCCTCATCAGCACGGGTATCGTAGGCAGGACGGACGAAAGGATGTGCAGGAGCCGGAGCGGGACCGCCGTGACCGTACTCCACAGGGTTTGCGTAGTAAGCGCCTTCTGCGGAATGATGCACGCCGATAGTCACGCTCTTTCCGCTGTACTTGCGCTTGCGGACACTGCCGATCTCGATGGAACGGTGCAGTGCGCCGGTGATAATCTTGGGATCGCTGGATGCATTGGCTTTCATCTGCTGGTGGATCGGCTCTGCGGCAGCAAGAAGGATATTCTTCGCTGTGGAAGAACCGGCGCCGTCAGCATCCATGATGCCTGCCATCCGGGCGATGTCGTTTCGGAGAGCTTCAAGCCCTTCGGTTTCAAGGGGCATCGATATGCACCTCCTCATGCCAGCACCATGTCCACTGAACTGTGAACTGGCGTGTGGCTGTGTCGTAAGCTGGCTGATTGTAGCCTTTATCAGATTCCTCGACCATATAAAACCCGGCTGCATACATGGCGCTGCGGATGCGGTCAGCCATAGCAGTCGGGTCTGTGTCGCTCCAGAGGTTGAGGTACACAAAGGTACGGACAGCGCTTACGTGGTCATCGTAATGACTGGACTCTGTTTTGGTGGTGGAGTACACCACATACTGAACAGGCGGATTCTGGTTGGGAGAAGTCGCTCTCCACACGCCCGCCATAACGGGAATCCCGATATCCCTGAGAGCGTTCTGAACCTGCTTCATCCGCTCACACCCTCGGAGATGGATGCCTTAAGACCCAGATAGTGGCCCCGGAATCCGTATTCGCCCAGCGTGGAGATGTGCCACTTCTTATTGCGGAAGAGCACCCACATGCCCGGGACAACGTCAGCACGGTAGCGAATGGTGAAGTTGACAACGGCTTCAGTGTTCATGACATCGGCAGAGCGGTAATGCTGGTTGCCGGCATCAGTGACTGCCGACCACACCTTGCACAGCACGACATCGGTTTCTTCGGGATAGCCGTTTTCATTGATCCTGTTCTCCGTATAGCCGATCTCCACCAGATGGCGGAGGTCTCCCGGATGCGGATCGGATTCAAAGTTTTTGTACCCTCGCAAGCGGAACCACCTCCTCAGAACATCTTTGCGGGATCACGGTACGGATACAGAAGATTCTCAAAGGCAATGCGCATGGTCACATACACCTGTCTGTCCGGGTTGTCCCGGTTTTCGTAGTAATGGCTGACCATGAGCATTACGGCAAGGCGCACAGGCTCAGGTGCGGATTCGGAAAACTGCACCCGGCAGTAATCCTCAGCCACAGCCTGAGCCTGTGCGATCAGCGTGGAGATAAGCTCGTCCTCCTCATCGTGCTGAATGCGAAGATGGGTCTTCACTTCGTCAATGGTGAGGATCATGGAGCGTCACCTCACTCGGCAGCGTCGGGAGTCATGAGGCCGGCGGCCTTCAGCTTGCTCAGCAGTTCGTTGAAGTCCTCACGGAGTGCCGCAACAGTCGTCGCTTCGCTTTCCTTCTGGTTCGGGATCGGCGTGAATTCCTCGTCCGCGAACACGGCAGGCAGCGAGTCAGCGCCTTCCACCTCAGCGCCTGGGAGAAACGTGAGCTTGCCACCAATGACAAGCTCATTGCCGCCGTGGGCAAAGTAGTTTTTCGCATTGTAGCCGTTACTCATTGAGCATCCTCCTTATCAGGCGGTCTTCATAGCCAGACATTTCATGCCTTCCTGCTGAACCAGACGACCATCCAGACGCTGGGTAACGCGGAAGCCGATCTGGCCGGTGGCGGCATACAGCTCGTTCAGACGCTGGATGGAGCGACCGTCACGGTCAGCGATCCAGTAGCTGGAGAAGTCACCGAACAGGATGGGCTTCGCACCGGCGCCGATGATGGGCATGTGGGTAGAGGTTTCGTAGTTGTAGCCCAGCAGGGTGTTGGGCTGGCCCGCCTGCAGGCCCGGCTGCCAGAGGAACTGGCCGTTGCCGTCCTTCAGCTTGCGGATCGCCTTGATGGTCTGGTCGTTGAACAGGAACCGCGCACGCTTGCGGTACGGCGCCTTCAGGGAGTAGACCAGATCGATCAGTTCATCCGCAGTAATCGCGGTTGCGCTGGCGGCGGTTACACCGGCAGCAGCACCATTGGTGTCATGCAGCATGCCGATGGGCTTGCCGGCACCGTCACCGTTGATGAACGCCGCTTCCTCGGCATCACCGACACGGCGGGCAAACTCGGTGGCGATGTAGGACTCCACATCGAACACGCTGTCCTGCAGCAGTTCGTCGGAAACCTTGATGATGGACGCAACCTTGTGCGCACCCAGAGAGATCTGACCAAAGGCGTCATCGCTCTCGGGAATGAGACCTTCCTCATCAACCCAGCTGGCAGTACCGTGAGAGGCAACCAGCGGAATCTTGCGGTCACCGGAAGAAGTGCGGATCACCTTGCACAGGGAGCGCAGCTTGTTTTCTTCCTCCAGCGCCTGGATCAGAGTACGCTCATACTCATCAGGAACCAGGAAGCCGCCCTCGGTGTCGGTACCGACCTGCAAGGCATTGAACACGGTGTAGTGGGCGCTGCGGTCACGCACCATCTTCCAGAAAGCGTTCTTGTACTCATCAGAAGAGCGGCCCTGCTTGCCGAAGAGAGCCTTTTCGGGCTGGGAAGTCAGCGTCTTGGCGGTGGGTGCATTCAGTTCGCGCTCCAGACGCTCGGCGCGTTCCTCACGGTCAATGGCGGCACCGAAGCTGTCGATGTCCTTTTCCATGCGTTCATAAGTGGCGGTGTCCTCAGCATTCATCATGCCGTTTTCATCGGCGTGCTCGTTCAGGAAGGCCTTCGCCTTGTCCCACAGGTCACCGCGCTTCTGGCGCATTTCAGCAATCTTACTCATAATGAAATTCCTCCTTATCAACGTCGGGGTTTGATCAGTTCCAGCCGCTTGTGCAGCTGGGCAACAGGTACGCCGGGATCGACCGGCTGGGCAACGGGTTCTTCGGGGATGGATTCGGTTGCAGAATCGGTTGCATCCGTCAAATCGGTTGCAGGATCGGTTGCCGGTGTTTCTGCGGCAGAAGCAACAGCGGCGGGCTTGCCAGCGTCTTTATCACGCCGTTCAAGCCTGTGCTTAGAGCGTTCACGCCAGTGTTCAACTTTGGCTTTGGCATCCTGCAGGACAACCGTGCGGTCATCAGCCAGATTGATGATGCCGCTTCCCATGTCTACAATGCTGTCAACGAAGCCATCAGCAACAGCCCGGTGGGAATCCATCCAAGTGGTTTCAGACATCATGGCGGAAACATCCTCGCGGCTCTTGCGGCAGCGGCGTCCATAGACATTGATGATGCTTTCCTTGCATGCCTGCAGTTGACCGACTGCCTCCATCAGATCCCGTTCGTTGCCAAAAGCAAAGACGCTGGGATCGTGGATCATCCACATGGAGCCGGGCGTCATCTCCAGTCTGTCCGCTGCCATAGCAAGGACAGTTGCTGCTGAAGCAGCTGTACCGGAGACGATGATCTGCACATCACCGGGATAGCGGCGGATGTCATCAAACATCTGTACGGCAGCATTGCAGGAACCGCCGTAGCTGTTCAGAATGATGCGGACAGGCTGCTGATGGTCTTCGCCCTCAGCGAACAGCTGATCATGAAGCATTTCAGGGGTGATCTCGTCACCGTACCAGACATCTTCATCGATGTAGCCGTTCAGGTTGATTACTCTCAAGGTTTCACCTCCTTGTTCTGCGCCCACACGATGCCCGCGAGAACAAAAAAGACACACGGTACAGCAACGCTGTTTCCGTATGCCTTGTATTCAGCTGCATCAGAGTTGGGCGCTGTCAGCCATTTCGCAATGGCGTTTCGGCTGCGTACCCGGTCAGGCTTGCCGCCTACGGCATCCCATTCCCGGAACACATTAGTCCAGAAGAGGATTTCGTCCTCGCTGGGGTTATCAGTTGCCAGATCCTTGCACCAGCCATCCGGATACCCCTGCAGCCGACAGCATTCATCTGGGGTAAGCCTGCGGACGAGGTATTCCTCGCACGGTCTGCCTACAACGGGCGGATCTTTCCAGTCACGCGCCATAAGCGGCGGAGTCTGCTCCTGACCAACTGCGGTGAATTCGCCGGTGGTAACGGCGTATACCGCATGACGGTCGATGGTATTGAGCGTAAAGGAAACATCCTGATTGATGCCGTCACCCTGCGGACCGTTTTCATCCTTGCGTCCGATCATGGAACCCTGGATGCAGTAGGTTTCGTCATTAACGGGCGCAACAACCATCATGCCGCCCTGATGACAGCAAGGCGAGCCACCGTTGCAGTCGAGTGTGCGGCTGGTTTCTGCTTCATAGATGCCGCTGTGCGGATTATCCGACAGCATGGCATTGCTTTTGTCGGCGGATATGCCGAAAACCAGCGGGATATTGTTGCCGCCAGTACCCATCCGGGAGCAGAGGGTCTGGCAGATGCCGTCTTCCTTGATCTTGATTCGGCTATCCGTAGGATTGAACTCAATCGCCACTCCGGGCGTAACCCCGGCACGGAGCGTCGGACTTTCTTCCTCATGGTAGCCGATGCTTCGGCTGTCGGCACTGTGCTCAGTACAGAAACCGGAAGCGCCCATGATGCAGGGCGGATGATGGGCTTCTGCCCGAAGCGTTGAAGTCATCTCATGGGTGACATCCATGCGGCTGCCGCCCTGATCGTTCAGGCAGAGGCCTGTCTCTCCAGCGCCTTCCTCAACACCTCGGGCAGTTCCTTGCCTCGTTTCGCAGCGCGGCGGAGTATACCCTGACAGGCCTTCGGACTCAAAGAGTACCGATCCGGCACATTGTCCATCAAGATCGAGGACAGCAAATATACGTTTCCGTCTTTGTGCGACTCCCCAGCCCTTCGAGGCATCGAGGATTCGCCA